TTGAGAATAAAATCTTTAAGTTGGTACAGCCTCGCATTGATACCTTGCAGGGTGCATTCAATATGTACTCCATCAGCGCAGAAGATGTTGAGTACAACATCGGTACCTTTGCTCAGGGTGACTCAGTACCAGAGGTAAACGTCAACTACCCAATCGGTGCTAACCAGTACGTAGCCTTTAAGTTTGAGATGTTCCGTGATTCAACGGACTCATCCCTTGGGCCACTGTTTACTGGATACCAGGTTAAGGCACTGCCTGCTATTCCACGTCAGCGTCTAATCCAGTACCCAGTAATGTGCTACGACCACGAGATGGATAAGTTCAACAACGAAGTTGGATATGAAGGATCAGCGTACAACCGTATGTCTCAGCTCGAAGCAGTTGAGAATATCGGTGACACCATCCGCGTACAAGACTTTAGAACTGGTGAGTCCTATATCGGACTTATCGAAGAGTTGGACTTTATTAACAAAACCCCATCAGATAAGCGATTCTCCGGGTACGGAGGCTTGCTCTTAGTAACCATCCGGAGCGTGTAATGCAGGCAGAAGACTACGCGGCTATTACTGTCGCAGTATGCACAGTAATTGGTGGCTTTACAGCAGCAGTACGCTGGCTAGTTAAGCACTACCTGAATGAACTTAAGCCGAACTCAGGCTCAAGTCTCAAAGACTCCGTTACAAGGCTAGAGGAAAAGGTTGAGATTCTCTACCAGATTATGATTCAACGAGGTGGCAAGTGATTCCATTAGCAAAGAGAGCAACGCCTGCAGCTATCGCTGTGTTGCGTCAAGCAACAGCGCTATGGCCAAAGCGTAAGAAGGCAAGTGATGGACTACTGCCTAGTAAGGCACACGTCAAGCAGAACCCAAACTCTGACCATAACTCAGGATACGCAGTAGACCTGACCAATGACCCATCTCACGGTGTCAACTGCTCGGTTATCTATACCGAACTACAGAAGGACAAGAGAGTTAAGTACCTGATATTCAAGGGAAAGATTTGGTCTGCCAAGAATGGCGAGCAGGTCTACACAGGTCTTAACAAGCACAACACACATCTTCATATTTCCATCAAGGACAACTGCGGTGACGATACATCACCTTGGTTTCCTTGGGTACCAAAGCCAAAGGCAATCAATAAAGTAAAGGCTAACTTCCCTAAACCTTTACCTAAGAAAAAGGAAACCAAATGAACGCAAAGACAAAAGCAGTACTCGCAACATATCTACGTGCAGGAGTGGCAGCAGTACTTGCTCTCTATCTTGCAGGTGAGACTGATCCAAAGAAGCTAGGCGCTGCAGCAGTTGCTGCTATCGCAGGTCCAGTCCTTAAGTGGCTAGACCCAAAGGCTACAGAGTTTGGTCGTGGGTCTAAGTAACCCATAAGCGCGAGGCAATGGCCCCTGCTCCTTCGGGAGTGGGGGCCTATTTTTTTATGCCTAAAATATGCCGGAGTTGCTATCACCGTTCAAGTGAGTCTTGAGGCGGTGGCAGTTAGCACAGAGCGTCTGTAGGTTAGACGGGTCGTTGTTCCGGCTGTTGCCGTCAATGTGGTCCACGTCGAGCTGACTGATATGGACTGGCTTGAAGTTGCAGTGTTGGCAGTAGTCCTTCTTGTGGACTGCGTATGGGTATCTATTCTTGATGATGGTGCGCTTGTAGACTGCGTAGCATCTGTATTTACTGGTAACTGATTGAAGTCTGCCGTCGCGTATCTTGACTTTTGTAGGTCCGCAGATTGAACATACACCCGTCCGTAGGGTTTCATTAACTTCCGAAAGTCTGTGCTTCATCACGATCTGGAGGACAAGGTAGTTTTACTAGATTGCCACAGCTGACGCAGGTTCCGTCTAGGAAGTACCAGGATATCTCGAAGTCATCAAAGGACACCATAGCGTTGAAGACCTGAGAGCCACACGGACAGACGTGTACTGGGCCTAAGTCCCTTAAATCGGTCCCGTAAGGCTCAGGAAGGCCATTGTATGGGTTACGATAGGACCTGAACTTTTGCAGGGTTGGTAGACGGAGACGGCGCATTGTCTGGCACGGCTCCTTCCTGTGGTCAGTCGCCTCTCGGCTACGCCTCGGCCCTGCTAAGGGCCGTACTGTAATTCGCTAACGCTCATATTATAGACACCACCTGCCTAGTATGTGTCTTGCGACACGCCGTGATAGGATGTCCAGTATGACAACTCTAGTAGGTATCCAAGGTCACGACTTCATTCTAATGGCGGCAGATTCTCAAATCACTGACGGGGATCAACGCATCATCTCTATCGAAACTCCGAAGATAGTCAGCACTAGTAAGTACCTACTCGGTCTTACTGGTGACTCACGTCCAGGAGATATCCTCGCCTATGCGTGGAAGCCACCGCTCTATCGCGGTGAGAACCCAACGAAGTTTATGGGTGGGAAGGTACTGCCTAGTATCTCAGCTGCCTTCAAGGAAGGTAACTACGAGATAGATAACAAGGAGATGAACTTCTCGTTTCTTATCGGGTTCAATGGCAACCTGTTCTCTATCGGTGGCGACCTGTCCTTCAACACATCCGAGCGTGGGTTATTCGCGGCAGGCTCAGGTGGAAATTATGCCCTTGGGTACTTGTATTCCTTGCCACCTAAGAATTACAATAAGGTTCTCACAGCAAGTGTGGTAGCTGAGAAGGCAGTGCAGATTGCATCTATCTTAGATATCAACACATCACCACCGATTCAAGTAGTAGTACAGGAAAGGGTTTACAAATGAAAGAGTTGATTGCTTACTGCGGTCTTGCATTCCTGATTGGCTTTGTTACCGCATACGGATTTGATGCTTGGCTACAGTGGAGGGATGAACGCAGATGGCGATAGAAGATCCAAAGGAATTACTACTGCACGTACTGCACGCACAAGATGCGTCTCGTGATCGTAGTATACAGACTGAGGTAGGTCCATCAGAGATTGGTGGCTGTCGCCGTAAGGTGTGGTACAGACTAAACGCACAACCACATACCAACGACAACCAATCTAAGTTGGCTGCCATTATGGGTACTGCTATCCACGCAGCTATCGAAGATGCTATCGGCGCACTTGATCCTGAAGGTAAAGAATACCTGGTGGAAACTGAGGTTGCCTACGGTGATATGAAAGCACACGTGGACTTATTCGTACCTAGTACCGGCGCAGTCATTGACTGGAAGACATCAAAGATTAAGAACCTTACATACTTCCCATCTAACCAGCAACGCTGGCAGGTGCAGGTCTATGGCTACTTGCTATCTAAGAATGGCTACGAAGTTAAGACAGTCAACCTAGTAGCAATAGCACGTGATGGTAACGAGAAGGATGTCAAGGTACATACAGAACCTTACGATGAAGTGATGGCACTGGCAGCTCTTGCCTGGCTAGAGAATGTCAAGGCATCTAAGGAGTTACCGGCACCTGAGAAGGATGCTAGTTTCTGTAAAGACTACTGCCAGTACTACGATGCAACAGAGCAGATGGGTTGCGGTGGTCTAAAGAAAGAACGTATCGTCCTTAGTGAAGTCGTGATTGAGGACGTAGAAGTTGACAAGCACGCACTGCATTACTTACAGTTAGATGGCAAGATAAAAGAGCTGGAGAAGGAACGGGATTCCTTGAAGGCTTCACTAGAAGGTGCTACTGGAGTTACTGCTAGTGGTGTAGAAATCAGTTGGACAACAGTCAAAGGTCGTGAGACTGTAGACGCAAAGGAAGTTGAGAAACTTCTAGGGTTTGTTCCCAAGATTGTTGGTAACGAATCAGTAAGACTAAACATCAAACCAAGTGGAGGAAAGTAAGTGGCTGCAAACGAGAACACAAAGTTCCAAATCAACTACAAGTTGGCAGATGGAACACTCATCAATCTTTACGCTGCAGATGTAAAGGATCTTGAGACAGGGCTAGTAGACCTATCAATGGTGTCTGCTCTTATCAAGTCAACATCTGCTGAACTATCAGGTGGCAACGCCACAGCTGCTGCAGTATCTAATATCCAGGCAGCATTCAACGCATCACCAGTTGCAGTAACCAGTACTGGACAGGATGCAGCATCAGCGAACAAGACCTGTAAGCACGGAGTGATGGCCTTTAAGACAGGTACATCAGCACGTGGACCTTGGCAGGGTTATATGTGTGCAGCACCTAAGGGTGCAGCGGATAAGTGCGAGACTATCTGGGTTCGTTAATGTATGCGCGAGCCACGGTTCTATGAGAACCCTGCCTGCGCTGAGATAGGTGGTGACTTTTGGTTTCCGGAAAAAGCCGATGGTCTGATGAACACCGTAGAGATGGTGATGGCAAAGTCTATTTGTCATACCTGTCCACACAAAGCTGAATGTGCAGAGTGGGGAATACATAACGAAGTACACGGAATCTGGGGCGGTCTAACACAACAAGATCGTAGACCAATCCAAAGACAATTAAACATTACAATCAAAGGGGAGAGCGTTGCTTGATTTACAGCGTGCGTGGGGAACTGTCCTCACCAAAGCAACACCTCTTCCTGATGCTTGGAGTGGGCTAGCAGCCAAACAGATTAAGTTCAGACGAGGACAAGTCTGTATGGTTGCTGCCGCACCTAACGCTGGTAAGTCTATGTTTGCTTTGATTTACGCGGTCAAGGCACAAGTACCTACGTTGTTCTTCTCAGCTGATACAGATACAACAACTGTAATGATGAGAGCAGCAGCGCATACTAGCGGTCACAATCAAGTAACAGTCGAGCAGAATCTATCTGCAGACTCTCACTACTACGACAAGCACTTCGATAAGTTAAGTCATATCAAGTGGGTCTTTGACTCCAGTCCGTCACTCGATGATATCGAGTTGGAGATTAAGGCATACGTAGAGTTGTACGGGCTGGCCCCTGAGTTGATCATCATAGATAACCTTATGAATGTAGCTGCTGAGACAGACAACGAATGGGCCGGTCTTCGTGCAATTATGATGGAGTTACACGATATGGCACGTAAGACTGAAGCCTGTGTACTGGTATTGCACCACGTCTCTGAGCAATCAGAGTACGGCAGTCCGACAGAACCACCAGCACGTCGTGCTATTCACGGCAAGGTAAGCCAGTTGCCTGCACTTATCCTGACACTGGGCTATCACCCAGTACAAGGTGAGTTAAAGGTAGCAGCGGTGAAGAACCGCTTTGGTCCACACGCAGCAGATGGCAAGGACTATGCCACCTTGTATGTGAACTATGGTGCTTGTCAGATATCAGATGGAAACTCCTATGGTGCAATGCTGGCAAGAGATGCACGTGCAGGTTATACTGGTGACTACGTTGCTGAAGATGAATACGGAAGAGAGATAGCGTGATGGCTACTTATATATTACAAGCCACACTTCTTTGCGGGTGGGTTTTACTGTTGTTTTTCTTTGCTGGTAGGGCTTTAGATGGTGACGGACTGCTGTACATCATTGGTGCTGCAGTAATGGTTGTGCTAACTGTCGCAGCTGTTCTCGGTGTAGCGTCTCAAGAAGAAGATAAAGGCCCTTGCTTAAAGAAAGAAACTAGCTATGCCTATAACGCAGCAACTAAAACTATGATGCCTTATACCAAGTGTGTAGAGCGTGGAGAGTGGGTAGACAATGGCTAATACAGAGATTCAGTACTTAAGAAAAGAGATTAAGCAACTCAAGCAGGATATGACTAACCTGTTGATGGTGCTGATTGACTTGAAGATTCTTAAGGTAAAGGTTGATGAGAACGGCCAAGCTGTTTACGATACCGGTAAAGATGAGTAGTCCTAAGTACAACAAAGCAAAAGGCGCAGCCTTTGAGATTGATGTAATGAAATGGTTTCGTGGTCTTGGTGTCCTCGCTGAGAGGTTGCGCTTGGCAGGCAAAGACGACGAAGGAGATCTAGTAGTGGTGGTCGCGGGACAGACATACATACTAGAACTCAAGAACACGGCAAGACTAGACTTACCGGAGTTCTGGAGGCAGGCAGAGGTTGAGGCGCTTAACTACGCTAAGGCTCGTGGTATTGGGGAAGTGCCACTGCATTACGTTGTGGTTAAGCGTCGCAACTCTGGTATAGACAAGGCTTGGGTGGTCCAAGACTTAGAGCAATGGTTAAAGGAGAAACAGTAATGCCAACACCACAAGGTGATATCACTAGCACAGAGACGTGGAGCGAAGCTCCAGCAGAAGAAGTAGTAGAGGAAGTAGCAGATGAAGACTCTGACGATACTGAACAGGCTTGACATTGATATTGACTGGTACTTCACAGCAGTATCAGTAGGCTTTACTATTCACAAGCGTGGCATACAACTGTCACTATTGTTTATTGATATCAGTTTCTTCTATGCAAGTCCTAAGTGGAGACTGTCTCAGGAAGAGCGATACCAACGCATTGCTCAGGCTATGAACGAGGATTGGTACGAAGGATGATCTGTACATACTGCACTAGGGCAGGAGAAGAGAACAGCGTAGGACATCTAAAGCGTGCTGCACACTGGCACGATAAGTGCGACATAAAGGGGTGTGTATGCCAGCACAAGACTGGTCCAGGGTACGTAAGGCGGGCAGGTACAAAGGTTCCGTTGATGCAAACTCAATCCCCATAGATGTAATCATTAGATTCTTTGGAGGAGAAGTACGAGAAGGTAAGTCAGCATCAGTGCGGTGCTGCTTGCATTCTGATAGTAGAAGGTCAGCTGTTATCAATACCTATGACAACCTATATTTCTGCCATACCTGCGGTAAAGGAGGCAATGCCGCAAACATTGTTTGCCTCATAGAGAACTTGGAGTTTAACGATGGCCTCAAACGTGCAATCGAAATTGCTGCTGGAAGCGGCGCAGAGATACGCTCAGCAAATAAGTCCAGAGGCTCTCGTCGCGCTCTCAGAACGTGGGATATCTGAAGAGGTAGCAGCCCTTTATATGCTCGGTACTGTTACCGATCCTATGAATGGTCACGAACTGCACGATGGCTGGATATCTATTCCATACATCACTGCAATGGGTAGCTGCGTAGGCTTTAAGTTTCGTAGGTTAGATGATGGCAAGCCTAAGTATGGCTCACCTACTGGGCAGAAGGCGCATCTCTACAACGTCACTGACACTACAATCTTGAGTAGACATATCGTTGTCTGCGAAGGTGAGTTAGATACAGTCATAGTCTCAGGTGTCCTTGGTATACCAGCAGTGGGAGTACCCGGAGTGCAGGCTTGGAAGCCACACTTTGCTAAGTTACTTAATGGTTATGACAGTGTGTATATCGTAGGAGATAACGACGTGAAGGAAGATGGCACCAACCCAGGAGCTGAGTTCTCTAAGCGTGTCCAACAAGAGGTATTAAACGGAACTATAGTACATTTGCCCCCAAGTATGGACATCAACGACTACTACTTAGCCTATGGCGCTGAAGCGACAAAGACTCTGCTAGTGGGTGAGGCGATTGGATAAGAGTGATTGGCAACAGATGATACAGACTTTGCATACTATGGGCTTTCACATCTTGCAGATCAACGAAGAAGAGGAGACGCTCTTAATATGTCCAACACGAATCCGCTTGTAGACCACGCTGCAGTTACAGGATACCGAGCAGATGGTGTATCCACTGAGGACTTAACATCTTTCATTGAATCTTTTGCGTCCTTGCGTGCATCACGTGTGCGTGGTGTTGGCGCAGACCAGTACTCACTTGCTAAGGGACAGAAGTTCGAGTCCTTTTCTTTCTCCGATACCATTAGAGAACTGGTAGAAGAGCTGGCCGATGCCAGTAATTACATAGACTTCCTTGCAATCAAGTTGCTGAACCTTCAGCACATTATAGATTCGGAACTACCTAACTGTGACTGAGATACACCCATCTGTTTATGACATAGTGCCTAGCGTTGCTAGTAATGTGTACAAGAGTTACAGAAAGTTTGTCGAGCGTGATGACGTAAAGCAGGAGTGCCTGCACTGGGCTATGACTCGTGCTGCCTACATCAACGAGCAGTTAGGTGAAGAGGATACAGAAAAGCGCAGGCATAACGAGCAGAAGATAGCGTGGCAGATGAAGCGTGCAGCTGAGAGATACTGTCGCAAGGAGAAGGCTCACAAGTCTGGCTATCAGTTAGGAGATGAGGCATACTACGAGAGCGCAACGCTTGCGCAGTTGCTTCCCTTTGTTATTGCTTCCGTACTAGATGGCACAGTTCTTGAGCAGGCACAAGAGATGATTCAAGATGGTATGCCTAAGGGTTCATCGTCACCAGCAGAAGGTGGCACACTACTTGCTACGCTGATTGATATTAAGAAGGCTTACGTTGCACTAGAGCAAGAGGATCAGCGCATACTTACGCTGCGCTACCACGAGAACCTTACCCTTGCACAGAT